ACCTCTGGGCCTCCGAGCGGGAACAAGTTAGCCGCAATAAACACTTCATCACCACCACTAATAGGCTCCAAACCCAAGCGCTCACGAGCTTCGTTACGGCTGATAATCCCCTCACGCACTGCCGCAACTACGTTTTCGTATACCCGTCTGCGCCGTTCTGTCATTGCGGGTATGCTATCAACATCGTAACGGATATTTATCTCGTCACCGAAGCTAGGGGCGAGCCATTCGTTTAAGTCGCTTTCAACGCGCTTGGCTAATGGGATAATCGTTTCTTCATATAACGCCAAACGCGCCTCTTGGACGTTAGCATAAGTCTGGCTGTCTGGGATACCAATTAGCTGAGAAGGAATACCAAAACAAAGCGCGATGTCTTTTGCTGCCATATGCTTATTTTGCAAGAAGTCCATATCCCTTGGGGACATGCCCATCTCCTTCCAATCAAAGTCTCCCTCCAGCAACAATGGTCGACCAGCGTTATTTTGCCCTGTAAACCTACTTTCCAAGTCGCTTGCCACTTGCTGTCGCTGTCCGTCCGTCAACATAGTCATATTGCCCATGTCATCCTTTGGCTTAAACACAATCGCGCCACTTGGCCTTGCGCCATTTACTAGCAACCCGATATTGTGTTTGGCGATCAGGTTGTGCTGATCCAAATCAACCGCAGCCGCCATAAGTGGAGACAAACCTAGATAGTCATCTAGCGGATTCCAGAATTTAAAGTGCTTAACCTCACTCTGACCAGTCATCGGGTCTGCATCGTATTGGGCGACGACCTGATTATTTAGCTTGTATCTGTAAGCCTTGGGTATCGATGTCTCACTTGGCTCAATCTCAACTCTATCTGGACGTAAAAGATAAAGCTCTGTCGGCACCATGTTCACAGCAGAAGCAAGGGCGTAACTGTTCCCCGACAAAAGCATAAATGAATAAAGCGCTTGAAAATATTCTACGCCCGCTTGGGTTGGGTTTGGCCTGTTGAGTAGGCTGATCAATGGGTGTCGCTCTAGCTTTATATCACCTTGATACACCCTAAAAGGTATGGATGCTGCACCGTTTGCGATCTCATTTACACAGCGATAGACAATCGCGTTCTGTTGATACCCTTCACTAGCGTAATCCTTAAAATCGTCCTTACGCTTATGACTGAACATACTGCCCTGAACGTATACCTTGGGCGCTTCTTTTGTTTCAAGGCGCTGCCCAAAGATAGCCCCCCGCAAGTTGTCAATAATGCCCATCAGCTAATTCTCCAAATCGGTTGGCCTGTCCGCTGGCTCAGTTCTGTAATAGCCCAAACCAAAGCGTCAAGCCTGTCGGGTGACTTGCGAGTATCTGGGGTATATGTTGTCAACTGATCTTCCAACTTTTTTAATTCACCCACGTGATGAACCTTGCCTTGCTCGTACAGTGCAGCGACAGGCTCAGCCCTTACTATCTTTCCCCGTGATGCGCGGACAGCGGTATAGGGGATATGCCTATCTATAGTTCTTACCACTTTTTCTACCAAGTCGCCACCATTATTGACTTCTGCAATTAGTCTATCGGCGTTGTATTCGTGGAAAACCTCAACCGCTGTACGAGCCCAAGTGTCAGGACTCCCATGTATTGTGCGGTCATCAAGGACGTAAAAATGCCCATTGTCGCAACGCCCAGCAACAACAATACCCGTTTCGTCAGCGTCCTCTCCACTACTAACAGCGGGGTCTACAGCCACCACCACGCGCCTCAACTCTGGCATATCTGACCTTTTCAACCTTTGCCCTTCAATCATGCTCCAGTTCCACAGCGCCCCCTCTATGTCCTCCAAAACTTCAGCATAAAGCTCCTGTCTGCCAAGCCGTGTTCCTTCATACTTCTCGCGTAGTTGCTGTAATGCAGCGGGCGCTAGATTGGCTTCGTTGTCAAAAGTGCTCCCACGTGTCACCATCGTGCCCTGACGCTTTAGCAAGTTCTTTATTATCGGCGTGGGTTTAGGCGTTGTTGTTATGACACACTGTGGGTTCTGACCTAAACGCAAACCAAACATTAGTTGGTCGAATGTTTCAGGGTAAGGCCACGCTGCAATCTCGTCACACCAAGCCCTGTGGAACTGTGGGCCACGCAAACGCTCAGGTTCGGTAGCCGCAAAGCCCTGTATAATCGATCCATTGTATAATCTTATTTCTTGCGCTGAACTGTTGTACCCCTGCCCCCTGCCACTAAGCAACAACTCGCGCGGCATGTAAGACAATATCCCGCTTTCACCGCCAAAGGCCACACGCTTCAAGTCACCAAAGGTAGGCACAACAACAGCCACACGCACATTCGGGTTCCGCAAGGCATACATCGCAGCATCAACACCGCCTGTTCGCGTCTTGCCCCAACCACGACCAGCCAAGATAAGCCAAACCGCCCAATCACCCTTTGGGGTTACTTGGTCAGCGCGGGCTGTATCAATCCAATCACTGTATAGTGTGGCGAGCGCCCTGTGACTTTGCCTCGGCAATGTCGTCCAGTTGGTCAAGCAATCGTGCAAGACTTGTTGGGATGCTGTCATCTGCCACTACCTTCGTTATTTCACCAGCTTCACCCAGCGCCAATTTGCCCATCTTCTGCGCTTTAAGCCCAGCATCAAGCAGTTCGTTTAACTCTTTTGCGCTCAATACGGGCTGTTGTGCGTTCCGTTCTGCCCGTAAAGCCAAGCGCAAATCACGCGATACCTTTTCCAGACCAGCCTTTGCAATGGTAATAGAGCTGCTATCCAGCTTTTCCATATCCTTTGCCGCTGCTTCTGCCCGTTGCTTATTTACCCTTTGCATGTAGTGGGCATGATATTCGTTCTTTTGTTGCTGCCACTCTTGCGCCTTTGCCCGCCTATAGACCGTGTTCTTTGGCACAGTGTGCCGTTCTATTAGGTGCTCAAGGGTTGGAAATATGCGCTCTCCGTTGTCGTTCTCGTATCCTTCGACAAACTCTTTGCGGATTGTTTCGTTAATTTCGTCTGTAATTTGTCCAGCCATGACCGTCACCAATTATTGCCCATTTGATAACCAAGATAGCAAATCCTTGGCTAAATTTGAAGTATCCTCAATTTTTCGCAAGTAATGTAACTCTATTACCTCCCCTAGCTGCTTTTGAATGTTGGCTGTTTTTGTTTGCCTACCCTGTAAAAACTTAGCAGTTTGGGTGTCGCCGCGTTGTTTATGGCGCTCATGTAAATCTTCTGCACTCGCCTTTAAGATAATCACCCGTGTTTCATACATTGCCATAAGCTTTTGAAGGTTAGCCCCTGTGAACAACCTATCGCCCTCAAATAACAGGTTGCGACTTCGCTTCTCTGCGTACTTAAGGAAGTGCGGGTTTACATTCATTGCAAGCTTATCTGTGCCGAGAAATGTTTCCCCTGTTCCGTATATGCCGAGAAGGGCCAGATTACGGGTGTTGTCTACATGCCCACGAACCAGCCCAAACTTAAAGCCTTTAGGCTCATTCAGTGTATCATAAATCTTGCTAACTAGCGTTGTCTTACCCGTGGCGGGTTCTCCACCTATCGCTACGCATCGCATTATCCGTTAAGCCCCTTTAAGTCTGTTCTGTTCTTAATTACCTCTAGCTCGTCCTCTGCGCTGCCACAGTTCATCATGTTCTCTCGATAATAGCACACGATGCTGATGCGCTCATATGGGCCTTTAGCCTTAATCGGAAGGTTTCCGTGTAGCTCATGCACATTAAAAAAGCACACATCGTTAGATCGCACATCAAACCCAACGCGGAAACGCGGCATACAGGTATATCCACCTTCGTACTTGCCAGCTTGCATCACGGCAATGTTACCAAGCCCGCCTTCGTAGTCGCCAGCGTCATAGTGCAGTGCTGTTCTAAAGTTCTTATTGACCGTTACAGTCGTAAACACCGTATCCCCGATAACAAAGTCTTTGTGCGTATCCTGTACGACCTTGTTCTGTGCCTCCCAGCGAGAGGGGCAAGCCTTCTGAAACTCATCGCTGATGCGCTTAATATATGGGTATGCCTCTGAGAACTGTCCGAAGTTCTTTTCTGTCCACGCAGTTTGTCGGCAGTATGGGAAGCGCAACGTTCTGTCAAAGTAGCCAATGATGCCGCTGTTGACCATCTTGGCGCGTGTCTGCTTAGAAACATATCCGTCTTTTGTTACGTTACGATAGCGCTTCTTTTTGGTGTCGGCATCAATAACGCCCTGCCGCACACTAAGCACCTTGTCATCGTTAACATAGAACTCGCCAGCCGCGTCACCCCTATTGTCGGTTGGTGTTGCTGCATGTCTTAACGCACCGTAAGCCGCCTTACATAAAGAAGTCGGTATTACGTTCTTGCGGAACATGAAAAGCGGGTTGCCATCCTCATCGTAGGCATCGCAATCATAATCAATAATGTGGTCAATCTCGTGTTCCTCTAGGAACGTACCCGCCCGCGCTGACCATTCTTCCTTCGTGCCGTAGGCTTTTGCCTCAAAGATTTTTACACTCATTTTCTACCGCCAACACCACAGCGTCTGTGATGTTCTCCAAGTTGTTAGCTTTCATTATCTTATCGCATTGTTCGCGGAACCGTGGCTCACTTTGCTGGTCTAAGTATAACAAAACCATCTTCACATGGTTAGCGGGCAAAACGTCCAACCCTTCTTCTTCAAGCTCTTCTTCTAGCTCGTCCTCGCCCTCGAACTGCAATAGCTCCTCGTTAAGCTTGGCAATCTCGTCTAGTTCAAAGCCTGTAAGCCCCATGTCATAATCAAGTTCTGCAAGTAAGTTAAACTCATGGGCTAGAAGCTCTTTATCCCACTCAGAAAACTCAGCAGTCTTATTGTCTGCTATCCTGTAAGCTGCTTTCTGCGCGTCACTTAACCCCTTGGCAATGACACAAGGAACACTATCAAAGCCCAAAGCAGTCGCAGCAGCGTGTCGGGTATGCCCCGCAAGTATAATCTTCTCCTCGTCAATAACTATCGGTTGCTGCCAGCCAAATTCTTTCAAGCTCTCGGCGACCTTTGTAACCGCAACATCGTTTTTTCTTGGGTTGTTATCGTATGGTTTGATGTCTGTAATGTTAAAAAGCTCAATTTGCATGGGCCACCTGTTTTTGTGTTATGATAAAATTCTTATCTATTTGTGAAGATATATGCAATAAAAAAAGCCCCGCTGCACTACCAACGGGACTAGGTGTGTCGGTCATCAAGGCAGATTTAAGTACACATGAAAAGTACCAAATCCATCGAGCAGTTAGGTTAGAATACAGGTTCCCGACTTGCAAATTATTGCACACCGTTGTGGGAGACGTCAATATTTGGTTTCCGATATTTATCCAAGTCCCGTTTGGAAACCAAACCTTTTTCAATAAGGTAATTTGCGCCGCTCCCAAAAACATACCATTCAGAGACAGGTTCTCCGCGCTTAATGCGCCCAGCATTAATCAGGTCTGCTTCAAAGTCCACAGGAC